GTGCCCGAGGAGCTGCGGCGCCGTGCCGAGCGTGCCGCTGGCCGTGAAGGCGACGGCGGCGGACGCGGGGCCGAGGGAGCCGGGCGGCTCCAGCAACGCCCCGCTCGCCGTGATCGTGAGGGTGACACTGCCGGCGAGGGCGGCGGGCTCGACGACGCCGTCCAGCAAGAGGGCCCCGCCGGTTTCGAGGAGGAGCCCGCCGCCGTCCTCTTTCAGTAGCCGCGCCATGGCGCCCTACACGAGGTAGACGATGCCCTGCTCAGACGTATAGGCGTGGAGCGCCGTCGCCCCCTGCGTCCACGAGACTTTCAGCACCTTTGACGCGGTGGAGTCTTCCGTCGCCGTCCCGCGCCGGGAGACGAAGGCCGAGGCGCCCGTGTTGTTCGTCTGGGAGTAGATGGTGGCGTGGCAGATTTGCGCGTTCGTCGCCCCGTTCGCGGACAGGTCGACGATGAGGCGCACCGACTTCAGGGTGGTGCTATCGTCCGACACGGCGGACAGGCCGAGCGCGCTGATGATGTTCGTCGCCCCGTAATAGACCTTCATGGTGTGGGCGTCGGCGCCGCCGCCGTTCTTGAGCTTGGCCCCGAGGAGTTCGAGCCGCACGCGCCCGGTCGTGCCAAGGGTGTTGGCCGGGATCGTCACCGTGTAGACATCCGTCTCCGTCGCCGTATTCGTGACGGTGATGTTCGGGCGCGAGCGGTCGATCACCCGGGTATCGAGGAGCAGGGCCGCCGTCGCCCGTTTCGTCACCGGCGTCCCGGCCGGATCGTCCACCAGCACCACGAGATCATCCGTGGTGACGGCGCTGACGGCGGTCAGCTCGGTGATCTTTTGGTCGGCCATCAGGCGACGGTGACCTCGAGGGCCCCGGCGGCGAAGACGGGCGCACTGTCCCCGCTGTTGATCGTGCGCGACGTGGTCAGCGCGCCATACACCAGCAGGTTGCCGCTCGACGCCGCGTCCCAGATGCCGAAATGCGTGACCACGCCCCAGTTGGCGGTCGGCGCCGGATAGGTGATCGCGCTGACGTTCGTGGTCTTGCCGTCCGTCGAGCTGGCCGCCGACCAGTTCGCATCGCCGGGCGCGACGGATTGCCGCGCATAGCTGCCGCCGCTCACCTCCGCGCCCGTCGCCGCGTCCGTGGGGTTGGCGGTATGCAGCGAGACGTACAGCGCGGCGGGCTTCGCGAAGCTGCCGGTTCGGAAGATGTGGGTCCGCAGTTGCGCCTCGAGGTAGTCACTAGCGGAAGACATGATGCTTCACCGTCCCTTCTCGCCAGCGCTTGACCATCTTGCAATGGTTCGAGCAGCAGCGGCCTTTCTGGGGGTCGCGCTTGGCGGTCATGTGCAGAAACGTGATGCTGCAGACCTCGCAGACGCGAGATTCCGCTCGCGTGACTCTTGCGTGCGTCGTGCTGCTCCGGATGACAAGCTCGCCCTGCTGGATCAGGCGCGGATGCCCACGCCGCACGTTGCACCGGAGACACGACGGGACGAGATTCGCGAGGGCGCTGTTGCACGGGTCATTATCGAGATGATCCACTGAGATGTCTCCCGCCATCACGGGACCGACCCGCCAGTTCAACATTCGCCCGCACCAATGACACGCATGCGGCCCCGCGCCGATGGCGTCGTAGAGGACGCGGCGGTGTTCGCAGACATAGCCAGACGTCCGTGCCAATGGATGCCCCGGGCAACGGAGGGAGCGGTATCTCACGCGTTCATTCCTTCGTGTCCAGCTACTAATGGTCTCCGTCCTCCTTCAGCGCCCGGTATAGGGCGCGCCAAACAGCTGCGTCAGCGTCAGCCACCGCCACGCGAGCGTGTAGCTGTGCAGCGATACCTGCGGGCCAGGCACCGCGTACTCAAATTGATGGCTGAACCGGATCGGCTTGATGGTGCCCGCGTTGCCGAGGCTATCCGCGAAGGCCTGGCCGACGCCCCACGCAGTCACGAGGGCCAGCAGCGCCGCGAGCGTCTCCGCCGCGACGAGGCCGGGCGACTCGCGCCCACCGGATGAGAGCGTCCCCTGCTGGCGGTCGGCGCGGAACCCGAAGTCCTGGATCGTCGTCGCCTCGATGCCGTCGAAGACGCGGACGCCGAGCGCGAGCTCGCCGAAGGGCTGATAGCTCGAGACGTCCACGACGAGCGTGAGCGGGCCGCTGCCGAGCGAGACAGAACCGCGCGGGTTCGCCATCAGGGGTGGCGTGCGCCCATGAAGGTCAAGGCGTCGGCGAGGCCCTCGGAAATCTTGCTGACGAGGTCCGTTCCCACCTGCAGCTCTTTCAGCGCGGCGGCGAGTCCCTGCACGGCCGTGGTGAGCTTCGTCGCGGAGTCGGTGGCCTTCGAGAAATCGTCCGCGATCGTGAGTTCGCCGGCCGCGTTGCGGACCATCTGGATCGGTCCCATCCCGGCGCCGCCCGTGGCCGGTCCGGCGGGGCGCTCCCCGAGGAGCGCGCGGAGTTGCGCTTCGGGCGATTGCGCGGCCTGCCGCTCCAGTTGCGGAATGTTCCGGATGGCCTCCAGCTCCTGGGGCGTGACGCTGCCGCCCGCCGCGAACACGTCGCGGGCGGTCTTGGCCTTCCGGAGTTGCTCGTCCACGTCGAACTGGCCGAGCAGGATGTCGGACGGACGGATGCCGCCGCGCGCGTCGCCGATGGAGAACGGGGCCCGTTGGCCGCCCCCACCCGGCAGATCCTTGGGCAGATCCTTCAGCCGCGCCAGGAAGGCGTCGAGGGCAGCATTGGCGTCGGCCTGCATCTGGCGCTGTAGATCCGCGATGGCCTGATAGGCGGTCAACCACGCCTGGCTCATCTTCTCCGCGCCGGCCATGATCTGCTGCTGGTAGGCGAGTTCCTGTTCGGCCGTGATCTGGCCGAGACTCCGCTGAATCGCCCGGAACTGCTCTTCCCGCTGCTGGCGCTGCTGGAGCGCCCGCTCGGTGACCTGCTGGACCTGCTCCGCGGTGGAGAGGTTCAGGCGCGTCGTCTCGAGCGCCTCCTGCTTGCGGATCGCGAGCACGTCTTCTTCGCGGGTCGGGCCGCGGGCGGCGCGGGCCCGCGCATTGGCGGTCTCGCTGATGGCGCGCAGCTCCGCGTCCCGCACGCGCAGGATGCCCTGGAGTTGCGCCTCGGTGGCCCGCTCGACGGTTCCGAGGCGCTCGGCCTCGGCGGCCTGGCGGCGGGCCTGCGCCTGCGCCGCGGCCACGCCCAGCTGCTGCTCGGCCTCGATGGTGCGGAGCTCCGATTTGAGCCGCCGCTGCGCGATGGCCTCTTCCATCTCGCGCTGTTGCTGGGCGGCGGCCTGCGCCCGCTGCTCGCGCCCCTGCTCGGCCTGCTCGCGGAGCATCCCGGCGCGCTCCTCGAACTCCCGGCCGCGCAGGAACGGCAGGCGCGCGGCGTTGGCCTGCTGCTCGGCGATGCGGCGCTCGAAATTCAACTGCTGCTCGGCGTACTGGAGCCGCCGCGCCGCGGAGGCCTCCGCTTCGGCCTGCGCCTGCGCGGCCCCGGAGGCGTCGCCCAGACGCCGCAGCTCGCGGGCCCGATCGAGCGCCGCCGCCATGCGGGCGTCCTCGCGCTGGCTGAGCACGTCCCGCAGGCTGGCGCCGGCCTGGATCTGCTCGCGGAGGATGACGGGCGCGGCGGCCTGCCGCTGGCGCTCCTCCGGATGTCCGGAGATCGCCTCCGTGGCCATCTGGCGCAGGGTGCCAAGGCGGCTCTGGCCGCGCTGAGCGAGCGTGTCCATCGCCTTGTTGGCCTCGGCGAGCCGCCCGAGGAACGGGGCGGGATCGAAGCTGTTGAAGGCCTCGCTGAGCTCGCGCTGCTGCTCGGCGGCGCTGTCGGCGGCGTTCGCGTAGGCCGTGACGAGCCCCGTGCCCACCTTGAGGGCGGCGCCATACTGGCGGGGCACGGCGTCCGCGAGCGAGTTGAGCGTGTCGAGGAAGAGGTCGCCGGCATCCTGCCCGCGTTTCATCCCGCGCACGAGGTCGTTCATCATGCCGAGCGCGCTGCCCCCGCCGCCGGCGCCGCGCCCCCCGCCGCGCCCGACATTCGCCACGGTGGTCGCGGCGCGCTCGGCCTCGGCCGTGATCTTCTGCATCGCCGACGTGACGGCCGCGGTCGCCTCGTCGCGGGCGCGGATGACGACTTCGATCGCGGCGGTCGTGGCCATTTACGGCAGATCGGCCTCGACGGGGACGCCGTCGATCTCCCGCTCCACGGGCGCGCGGACGCGCGGACGCGGGCCCAGCAGGAAGAGGAGTTGCCGCAGGGTCATGGCCTCCACGTCTACGGGGCGCCAGCCGAACCGCTCGGCGAGGGCGTGGTAGAGGGCGCCGAAGGTGAAGGGCTCGCCGCGCCCGCTGCGCCTTCGGCCGGTCGAGGAGGGTAGGACGCGGCGATTACCTCGAGGAGCTGCCGCGGCACGAGCGCCTCGACATGCTCTGGCGCGAGCTGCGGGCAGAGCCGCCGCACCACCTCGCGCCGGTTGGCGAGGAACGCCCCGAAGTCGGCGGCCGGCGGCACGTCGCCCTCGAGATGGTAGACGGCTTCCGCCTCCTTCGCGGGAAGATCCATGAAGCTGAAGAGCGCCGTCTCGACCGGCTGGCCGTCGATGACGACGGTGATGAGCTCCGGGGTCGGCGCGAAGAGCTTGCGGTCGCGCGCCGCGTTCGCATCGACCATGCCGGCCGCCTCCTACTTGTAGACGAGCTTGAAATCCGTGTTCGGCGCGTCGCGCAGCGTGGCGCGAATGCGCAATCCGCGCGTGGCCACGCCGTCGCGATCCGTCCAGTCGGCGCCGATGATCTGCCCGCCGGGCGAGTCGTCCGCCGCCACGTGAAACTCGACCATGTTGCCCACCGTCTGCCCGAGCACCCAGCCGACCTCTTGCAGCGGATCGGCGTCCTCCATCGAGTCCCAGATGCCCGAGTCGTCCTCGCGGTCCATCTGCGGGTCGGCCTCCACCATGGGCTCGCGGTCGGAGATCATGAATCCCGAGGAGCCGCTGGTGTGGTTGGCGCAGGGAACGCGGCTCATGGCGTTGCCCATGTCGAAGGACAGCGTGTCCACGCAGGGCCCGTACTCGCCCAGGTGGAAGTTCGCGGACCGGAGCGTCGGCAGCGCGGGATCGGGCTTGATCGCCGGCTGCACGTAGGCGATGTCCTTTTCCTCCTCAAGCGTGCCCTGGAACGTGAAGGCATAGCGCATGGGCCCGCCGGCGCGCCCGGTCGCGCGCCACGAGCCGCAGCACCCGACGAGCTGCGCGGAGACGGCGTTGCCGCCGGGAATCTCCTGCACGACGTAGATCGTGACGGACTCGTGCACGTCGGTCGGGACGTACGCGAGGGTGCCGGCCACCAGGGTCACGCCGAGGCCGCAGGCGCGCAGCGGGAGATCGGCCTCGGGCCGCTCGCTGCCCGTCCATGCGGTGCCGCCGGCCTTGCCGCGAATGAACATGTCGAAGGTCACCGTGCCCGTCCGCGTCCCGATGGCCGAGCGGAGGCGTCCCAGCGCGCCCGCCGTCGCGAGGTTCGGAATCTCCTCGATCTGCGGCGAGAAGCGGATCGAGTCCGACACCGCCTGGATCACGTCGGTCAGGACGTAGGTATCGGCGATGGCATCGACGCCATAGGTCGCCTCGACCTTCATGACGATCTGCTGCTTGGCCTTGCGCGGCGTGATGATCTGCGCCATGGAAACGCTCCTCCTCCGTCGCGGCGCTCAGGCCGCCAGCACCTCGTCGTCCAGCACCGCCTCGATGGCCATCGCGAAGACGCCCACGGGCTCGTCGGCCCCCTGGTCCGTCTCCTCGGGCCGGGAAAAGTCGAAATTGCGGATAGAGCCGCGCGGCATCGGCGCCCGCGCGAGGGTGAGAAACACGTCATAGCGCAGGCGCTCGAGCCAGAGCGAGCGCGTCGCGCCGTCGCTGCCGATCACGTAGCCGTACACCATGATCCCGAAGTGATCGACGTAGCGCCCGACGCCGCCGGTGGACCCGAACTCGCGGCGCGACCCGGAGGCGTCGATCACGCAGAGACGCGGGAACTCCGCGCGCTGCGCCGGCACCACGAAGCGCCGCTCCACCGTGATCGGGTTCGGGTAGGTCTGCTCGGCCGGCGTCATCGTGGGCTCGGCCCAGAACCGGGGGCCCGTCATGGTGCGCAGCAGCGTCACCACCTCGGCGAGCGCCTGCTCCCGCGGCGCCTCGGCCATCAGGCCGGGGTCCCGCCGCCGAACACGGCCCCGGCCCAGCGGCGCGTCTCCTGCTCGAAGCGCTGGAGGATGGCGGGCTCGCTGTCCACGGCGGCGCGCCGCATCCAGAAGCGCGGTCGGAGGCCCGGATGGTCGACGACGTGGCGGAAGACGCGCGGGCCGCCCGGCGGCCCCAGCGCGAGGGCGCGCGGGCCTCGCGCCCGACGGCGCACCGCGATCCGGTGCCGGGCGGTGCCGAACTCGAGGAACCGCCCGTAGTAGGTCTCCGTCCGCACGTAGCCGACCGTGCCCTTCCCGGGCGACGCGACGACGACGGTGGCCAGCGAGCCGGCCAGCGGCCCGTAGCCGGGCGCGTTCTTCTTCCGGGGGCGGCCCGTGGGCGTCACGATGCCGCCCGACACGTTGGCCTCCCCGGCGGCGCGCACCCGCGCCACGGCGGCCTCCATGGCCGTCTTGAGGTACGGGTCGAGCGGCGCGGGCCGCATGAGCGCCGGGTCCGGCGTCACGAGAATCTGGATGGGGGCGTCGTCGGCCATGGGGCGGTCACACGAACTGCGGGCGCTTGCCGCTGAAGGTCTGGAGCGCCCCGTAGGGCACCCAGCGCGGGATTTCAAAGGTGGGCCCGCCGCCGGGCTGCGCGATGGACACGATCTCGGCCGTGCCCTGCTGCTGGTTCCGGTGCCACGCCTTGACCGTCTCGAGGACGGCCACGCGCACGTCGCCCGGCAGCTGGTTCGGTCCGTCCTCCGGGACGCAGTCAAATCCCCCCGTGTACGTGACGAGGATGGGCTGGGGATCGCCGCTGGCGTGGCCCCCGTATCCCCCCCCGCCACACCCGCAGGCACAGCGCAGCCAGGCCCCGCTGCCGCCCCACGTGCCCCCGCCGCCGTCCCAGCCCCCCGGGCGCCAGAGGGCATCCGGGCACCAGGGGGAGCCGGGGACGGAGGCGTGCACGAGGACATCGAAGGTTCCGCGCGGGCCGTCGCTCTCCTGCGTCCACACCGTCTGCACGGCATCGGCGAGCGTACAGGCCACCGGCGCCGACACGTCGATCGGCACCCGGAGCAGGCGCAGGAGATGCGGCCCGCGCGGCAGCGACAGCCGGACCGTCTCGGTCTTGCGCGCCATCGGGCGCGCGTAGCTCTCGACGAACTGCGACACCCAGTTGATCGCGTCCACCAGCCGCTGGTCCTCCTCGGCGAGGTCCGACGGCGTGGTGGGGCGCGCCACGCCCAGATGCGCCTTGACCTCCTCGAGGCTCACGAGGGCGTTCGCCGCAAGAAGCGCGTCCAGCGCGATCGTCATCGACGGTTACTTCTTGGCCGCTCCGGCCGCTCCCGGCGGCTGCGGCTTGCCGCCGCCCATCGGGAAATATCCCCATCCGTACTCCGGATGCCAGCCCCACCCACCGCCCGGCGGGGGCGGCTTCGGCTCGCCGGGGTTGCTGGGCGGATCGGGCGGGATCGGCGGCAGCGGATGCCCCGCCACCGGCGGGTAGCCTGGCCGGTCGGGGAAGTCGATGCCCGGCGGCCCCCAGATCGGGTGAATCGGTGCGCCCGGGGGGCCACCACCCGGGGGCGGGAAGATCGGCCCGCCGCCCACCGACAGGTCGGTGTAGCTCATCTCGCCCAGAAACGTGGCCGCGCGCCCCGCTTTCATCGCGTGGTCCCAGATCACGCCGTTGATCATCACCGGAATGCTCGCCATAGGCTCCTCCTCCCTCCTTACGAGGGTGGGTGTGAAGTGGACGGGGGCGCGGGCGGGGGATCGTGCGGCCCGTGGTCGTGCGCGTCCGTGAGCCGGCGCACGAGATAGCCGCCGACGCCCGCGAGGGCGACAGCGAGCCCGACGAGCAGCGCGCAGGACTCGCTGCCGCCCATGGCCGCGCCTTTACGGCGCGGCGGGCAGCACCGGCAACCCGGTGACGAGCCCGAACGCCTGCGGCCGGTAGACCACGAGCGCCGCGCGCACCTCCGCGCGAATCGCCGTCATGTTCTTTACGAAGAAGTCGTCGTGGCTGTTGGTGGCCTGGACGGAGACGCCCCCCTTGCGGAACAGCTGCCCGCCCATGGCATACGCGCCGACGATGGCGGTGCCGTCCACGACCTCGGGCGTCGTCTGCACGCGGAGGCCCCAGATGCGTGGCTCGACGCCCGACGCCCAGGCGGCCGGGCCCGCGAGATAGCCGCCGGCCGTCGAGGTCTCCGTCATCACGCCCACCCACGTCGAGGGCGACATGACGACGGCGTCGGGCCGCAGCCGGGAGGTCTGGTAGATCTGGGCGGCCTGCGTCGCGATGGCGGCCGCCGCCGCGCCGGTGCCCGTGCCCATGGGCAGCGTCGGCGTCTTGCCCGGCAGCGCGATCAGGCCCATCATCTGGCCGCCCGCGCCGCTGCCGTTGATGAGCTGGTCCTGGAGCTTCTCCACGACGCCGTTCAGCATCTGCGCGTCGATAAACGACCGCAGCCCGGCCACGTCCTCGAGGAACTCGTCGACGACGGGAATCCAGTGGGCGATCTTCACGAGCCCCTGCTGCTTGAGTTCGAAGGTCTTGTGCGATTCGGGCTTGGCCGCGCCCGGGGCGACGACATCGGCGTTGTTCGTCCAGAGCGTCTCCTGCAGGTACTGGATCATCCCGCCGTCCATCGTGCCCTGCGCGAACAGGTCGGCCACGCCCCAGTCGGTCGGGTACGGCAGGAACGGCTGGATGGCGGTGCCGCCCGGAATCAGCGTGCCGGGCGGGTTGACGGTGACGCTCGCCTCGAGCTCGACGGTGGGCGTGGCCCACTGGCCCGAGCGCGGCATCCGGCGCAGCGAGGCGTAGATGTCCGTCTCGACGAACTGCGCGCCGAGCGACTTCGACGGCGGCGCCGCCGAGCCGTGGTGCCCGTGGCCGTTCGTGCCGGCGGGCGGCGCGGCCGGCGGCGGCGGCTGGAACCCCTTCACGGACGCGAGCAGCTCGGCGAAGCCCTCGCCCCGGCGGCGCTTCTGATCGAGCGCCTGCATCCGGCCGAACAGCGCGTCTTTCTCGGCGCTCTCCTCGGGCGTGAAGTCGCGGTCCTCGCGCTCCGCGAGCGCCACCAGCGCTTGGACCCGCTCGTTGGCCTCGCGCATCTCGTCCTGTACCGTGCGAATGTTCATGGCCGTCCTCTTTTCACTCCTTCTGCGCGGGTGCCCCAGCACCCGCCAGGAGCTCGAATCCGTGGGCAGCAATCCGCGCGTACTCCCGTGCGCGGGGTGACGGTCGGGGGGGTGGCGGCGCCGGGGCCGCCGGCGGCCGGCGGAAGCCCGAGAGGTCGAAGGCGGCCCAGGCCGCCGCCGCCTCGTCGGGCAGCGCGCCCGCGTCGATCGTGTCGATGAGCCGGGCCTCGCGCGCGTCCGATGCGGAGAACCACGTCTCGTCGTACATCCAATGCCGGATCTGCGTGCGGTCGGCGCCGCGCCGCGCGTACACGTCGGCCATCAGGCCGGCGGTCTTGTCGAGGAGCTCGGCCATGTGGCGCATGTCGCCGGCCGGCCCCATCACGAGCGCGTGCGGCTCGTGGATCATCAGGAGCGACGCGGCGGCCATGGAGAGCGACGCGCCGCCCATCGCGATGACGCTCGCGATGGAGGCGGCGAGGCCCTCGACGTGGACGGCCACGGGCGCGGGGTGGTGCTGGAAGGTGTTGTAAATCGCCAACCCGTCGAAGACATCGCCGCCCGACGAGTTGAGATGCACGCGGAGCGGCCGGGCGCCGAGGCTCCGGAGCTCGGCCACCACCGCGCCGGCCTCGATGCCGGGCCACCCGATCACGTCGTACAGGTACAGGTCCGCGGGCGCGCCCGCGGCGGACGCCTCCGCGCGCAGGCGCCACCGGGGCGCCGTCGTGCGCTCCGGGCGCCGGGCCTGCCCCCGCACGCGCTGGCCCTCTGCGATCACCTCGCCGAGCTCGCTATGGGTCATCTCGTCATCCCTCCCGTCCCGTGAGCAGCAGCAGCAGGTCGTCGTCCTCCGGGATCAGCACGTCGCGGACGTAGTCCAGGTGGTGCGCCGACACGCGCAGGGTCGGGGCGAGCTCGACCACGAGCGGGGCGCGATACCGGACGGGCCGGGGCGCGGCGCGCGTCGCCGTCCCCGGCAGCCCGACGGTGACGACGACCGCGAGATCGAACGCGGTGCGCCAGCGGTTCGGGAACACCCAGACGCCGCCGCCCGTGAACTGGCCGCTGCCGGCCACCGGCAGGAAGCGCGCCGCCAGATCGAGCGTGACGACGGCGGCGACCGCGAGCGTCGCGGCGGCGGGGCCGGCCGCCCCGGGCGCCGCGCCCCAATACGCGCGCGTCCAATACCCGGCGGACCAGTAGGAGGACGCCCACATGATTAGGTCAGATCCAGCGTCACGGCCGTCCGGTAGCCGTTGCTATCGACGGGGGCGGTCACGCGCGCTTTGCCATCGGCCAGATCGCGGATCGTCACGGTGCCGGCCGTGCCGGGCGTCGGGCCGGCCGTCTTCGCGCCATTCGCGCTGTTGGCGAGGCGCAAGCTCTGCCGCGCCGTGACCGCGCCCTCGATGACGGCGTCCCAGACCTCGGCCGCCGACAGGTCGTTCAGGTTGCCGATGGCCGTCGTCAGCGTCGCGAACGACGCCGCGATGACGGACGCATCGGCCGGATCGGTGGGCAGGGTGTCCGTCTTCGCCTTGATGGCCGTCAGGTCGGTCTGCGCGGTGGTCTGCGCCGCGCTCGTGGCGACACCGGCAACGGTCGCGTCCATCTTGCCGCCCACGAGCGCCGCCGGCAGGCGCGTCTGGAGGTTGTCCGTATCCGCCTGCACCGCATCGACGCTCGTCTGGCTGGCCTTGGCGTCCACGCTGGTCTGGCTCGCCCGCGACGACACGGTGGCGTTCAGATTCGTGCCGACGATGTTGCCCGCCGTGCCGGCGCCATACGCGCCGGGGAGCGCCGTCGACCACGGGTCGGACCCGCCGGCCCCGCTGGAGCGGTTCTGGATGGAGAAGTGCGCGACGATGCGCCCCACGACCGAGATGGTGTCCACGGTGCCGGCGGTCAGCACCACGGCGTAGTTCGTGGCGGCGGCGTAGCCGTTGCCGCTCGTCGCGACGATGCGGACGTTGTGCAGGCCCGTGCGGCCATCGAAGGTCACGGTGAGCGTGACGCCCGCCGTGATCTCCGTGGTCGAGTTGTCGGGGTAGCACGCGACGGTGCCCCCCGTCAGGTTGACGGTCGTGTCCGTCAGGTCCGTCGTGTTGAACTTGAAGTCAAAGGTGGCCCCCAGGGTGAAGTCCCCGAGGTACGTGGCATTCGTGACGCTCATACCGCGTGCCCCAGGACACTGATCGACTGGCAGGCCGGGCTATCGGTCGTATGGGTGGCGGTCGCCGTGGCGACGATGGAGGCCATCGCGCCCCACGATGTGCCGTTCCAGGAGAAGTGCCGGGTGTAACTGCTCGTGAGGAGCGGCCACCACAGGGCGTTGACCGTGCGCACCGTGCCCGGATACTTGAGGGCCTTGTCCTGGTTCGCGGTGCTCAGGATCGTGGGGTGAAACTGCATGTGCATGAGCGCCCCGTCGAACGTCCTGTCCTGGGCCGTGGTGTTGCCGATGCAGTAGCCGCTGGTGGGGCTGACGGCGGTGCCCGAGGGCACCTGGACCTGCACGAAGTTGGCCCCGGTGGCGAAATCGACCCGCATGACGGGGTCGTTGCCCGTGGCCGTCCGGTCGTAGGTGATCGAGATGGGGTGCCAGACGCCCGTGCCCACGGTCCAGTCACAGGCCCACTGCGCCAGCACCGGGCCGGGCGTGAACACCTGCAGGAAGCTCAGGGCCGCGACGGCGTTGCGATTGAAAATCGCAAACCCTTCCGTCGCGCCGCCCGCCTCGCTCGCCCCGAAGAGGCGCCCGCGCCCGTTCTCCCCGAAGCCGCTCGGCCGCGCCCAGCAGAGGAAGGTGAACTGCGGCACGTCGAGGCCGGTGCCGCTGGTCCATTCGATCTTACTCGTGGTGCCGTTGAACAGGATGCCGGCCACGGCTCAGGCTCCCGCCAGGCGGGCCGCCTCGACGAGGAGCGGCCGGTAGCGGTCGAGGTTCTCGGCCACGCGCGCATAGGGCGGCTGGATCGTGTCGCCGTTGACCTCGACGAGGAGCGCGCTGAAGCGCGTTTCCCAGGTGATCCAATCGTCCACGCAGCCGGGCCGCGGCGCGGGCACGGTGCTGATCTCCGCCTTGCTGATCTGCGCGCTGTCGCAGTCCACGAGCGCGGCGAGCCGGCCCGCGAGCGCGGCGTAATACGGCTCGCGCGGGTGCGGATTCAGCGTCCCGCCCCACGGATAGCCGACGGCGCGCCCGACGGGACTCCCGTGGAAGTTCAGCGCGAGGCCCTGCGGCGCCTGCTCCGCGATCTCCCGGATCGCCGCCGCGCTCGCGTCCACCTCGATGGCGGCCATCGGGCCCGTGCCCCAGAAGTTGCGCGACGACCAGTCGCTCGAGGCATAGGTGGACGGCTCGCCCCAGTACTTCCCCCACACGCGATTGAGATTCACGCCGGGGTAGCGTTCGCGGTTCGGGCGCAGCCCGCTCATCGACCAGTCGCGGTCCTCGCCCTCGCCCAGTACCCCGCCGAGGTCCCACGTGGCGCCGACCGGCATCGCGGAGAAATCCAGGTTCTTGCGGCAGAAGTACGGCGCGAGCCCGTGACGCGGGCCGTTCTGCACGAGCCACAGGCCGTCGGGATTCGGGACGATGACGTTGACGATGTGGCGCGTCTCCCAGACGCGGCGGCCCTCGCCCGTCGTGAGGAGCCAGACGAGCCACTCGTAGCCGAGCGGCGACTGATCGATCTCGTCGGCGTGATCGCCCCACCGGCAGTAGAGGGTCGGGTGCGTCGGGTCGCCGAGCTGGTACTGGACGAGGTCGTAGCCGAGGCAGCGGTCGCCGTTCGGGATGGTGACGCCGCCCACGGCCTTGGCGTGGCTCATCCCGTAGGTCAGCGCCCGCAGCTCGGGATACGCCTCGGCCAGCGCGGCGAGCCGCGCATACAGCGTCTCGACGTAGGGATACCCGCCGTTATAGGTCGTCTCCTCCTGCGGCGGGAGCGGTTCCTCCGTCACGAGGAAGGTGAGCGTGTTGCTGCGGGCGCCGCCGTCCACGACGGTGACGTAGCGCGGGCCCACCGTCGTGAGCCCGCCCGCCGCCGTCCGCATCGTCAGCTCCGTCGCGGACACGTAGCTCGTGCCGCTGGCGGGCTCGCCGCCGAGCGCCCCTTGCTTGCTACTCCAGTAAATCCGGCTCGCCGGCGTGAACCCGCTGCCCTGCACGCGAATCAGCGCGTTCGCGCTGCCGGTGGGCAAGGTCGGCGGCACCAGCGCACTCAGCCCGAGCGCCGGCGCCACGTGCGGCGTCAGCGTGACATCGACATCCGCGACATACGTATTCGCCGGGACGGCCGTCGGCTCGCCGGCCGTGAGGCTCACGCTCGTCGTCGCGGGCGCCCACCACGCCCGCGGATTCAGGCGGGGCGGCAGCGGCATCAGGGATACCCGCTCCGCAGCCGTACCGTGGGCGTGACCTCGATCGCGTCGCCCTCGTTTTCGATGTGATACGGCGCATCCGGAAACCGTTGCGCGCCCCACAGGGACCCGCTGTCCAGCCCGACGAGGAACGCGCCGTAGACATCGGCCGGCGCCCCGGCCGCGGTGAAGACGAAGTGCTGGGCCGGCGCCGACGCCTTCGCCGGGGTGTTCGTCCCCGCATCGGCCGCCGTGAGCGTCCAGACCCCGGCCGCGAGCGCCTTCGCCGCGTAGCCGTGGCCGCTCATCTCGACGTAATCGGCCGTCACGTCCGCGAGGCCCGGCGTCGTGTCGTTGACGAACAGCCGCAGCGAGAGCGTCTCGGGCGCCTCGATGCCGAGCGCGATCGCGAGCATCTGTACCTCGCCCTCGTCGGGCAGGACGGCGGGCATGGCTAGCTACGTTGCCCCGACGCGATCTCGAGCCGGGCGCCGTTCAGGAGACGGTTCTGCATGGTGATTCCGTCCTCCTGCACCTTCGTCATCTGCGAGAACGACAGCCGATCCGCCCGCACCTTCCCCTTCCCGGCCTTCTCGAAGGGGGTGGGGATGGCGAGACCGGCGAGGTCGTAGTCGAACGAGACGATGTAGCCGGGACCCTCTTCGGAGCCGACAGTCCCCTGGAGGTTCTCGATGTACGTGGCGAACTGCTGGCACGCGGACCCGACCTCGACCACGTACTGCGGGGGGAGGTCGTAGTAGCGCATGCGATAGTCCCAGAAGTTGCTGCCGTCCGCGTTCTTGATGTCCACGCTCACGGTCATGTCGGCCTTCCCGGGTTTCGGCATCCGTGTCTCCTCGGGCGTGACGCCCACTGCGCGCCGCGTACGCGAGCGCCACGCGCGGGAACTCAGCCGGTCGCGTCCGGGCGCGGTCGTCGTCACCGCGCGGTCTCGGCGATCTCGATCACATGCCCCTGCGCGTTGCGCACGAACACCTCCCGCCGGATCACCGTGCCGTCCGGGCCCAGCTCCTCGGAGGCCCGCACCCGGCCGCGGTCGTCGCGCAGGATGCGGCGCGGCGCCCGGCGCCCGGACCGCCCGGGGGCGGCGGCCGGCAGCGTCTCGGCGAGCTCGCGCGGCAGCGCCCGCAGCGCGCGGATGATGCGATCCGCCGACGGGTCCAGCGCGGGCGGCTCGCTCCCGCCGCGCGTCGGGAGGCTCGCCGCCGGCACGGCGGGCTCCACGGGCCGCAGCGCCGCCGCTTGGCCCTCGGCCAGATCGAGCCGCGTCACCGGCACGTCGAACGCGGCGTCGTTGATGCGCGGCAGGTTCAACCGCGCCCGCGCTTCGTTGCGGCTCATGTAGGGCGACCCCGTCGCGGCGCTCAGCGCCTGCTGCTCCTCCTCGAACGAGCCCTGCAGCTTTTCGCTGATGTTGAACTGCACGTAGACCTCGCCCTCGTCGCTATCGCTGAACTCGGGCAGGAGCTGCCGCTCGAGCTCGCCCTCGAGCAGCGCCACCAGCGGCCCGAGGGTGTCCTGGTAGAGCGCCTTGTGCTGCTCGCGCAGCGAGCCGTAGCCCTGCGCCTCGACGATGCCGACCATCGCGGGCGGCACGTGATAGGCGGCGGCGACTTCCTCGCGCGTCAGCTTGCGGGCGTCGACGAGTTCCGAATCGCGCGCCGATGCCGTGATCGGGGTGAACTCCATGCCGTCCTCGAGGACGGCCGTCTTGCCGGCGTTCCGCGGCCCGACGAAGTTCGCCCACTGCTGGCGGAAATCCTCGCGCTGCTCGGCGGTCCACTTCGGCGCATCTTTCGGGCGGCCGATCCAGCCGCCGAGCTTCGCGCCGTTCGCCCAGAACCACGTGCGGAAGTCGTTCGCCGCCGCCTCCTCGGCGAGGACCTTGCGCAGGGTCTCGAGCGGCGAGAGCCCGACGACCGGGTCGTCGGGGTTGTAGAGCCGCAGATGGAACACCTCGGAGGCGGGCAACGGGAACGTCGTGCCGTCGGGCAGCGTCCACACGAAGGCGCGCGGCACGAGGTCGCCCAGCGGCTGCACGGTGGCCGGGGTCACGCGGTAGAGCTCGAGCCGGTTCGGCCGGCGCACCTTGACCGCGTAGGCATTGCCGAAGACGCCCAGATCGTGCACGAGGGCGCTCACCCACACGGCGCGCGTCGTGCCGGGATTCGGCGTGCGCAGCAGGCGCGCGAGCGGGTGGTTGTGCACCCGCACGCGGTCCGTGTCGGACAGCCGCCGGAAGACCTGGATGCCGAGCTGCCCCAGCTGCTGGGCGAGGAAGTCGACCACCGTCCGCACATGCGGCTGCGCCCGGTAGAGCACCGCATAGCTGCCGCTCGGGCCGCTCCCGGGCCACCAGAGGCCGCCCGACAGCGGCGGCGGCGGCGGGAGGAGGCCGGGCGGCGGCGCGAGGGGACGCAGCACCTCGCGCAGCGCCTCCCACCAGCGGCGCGGCCAGCTCAGCGGCACGGTGAACGCGGGAGGCATCGCCAGTGTGTAACGGGCGGCGACCGCCCCGCACAAGAGGGTTCCCTACAGATGGGACGGGATGGGACGCGATGGGACTTATTGGGACTTGTTGGAACGGCCCCTGCGGGGGGCCAGCCGGGGGCCCGTCCACGCCCGACAGCGCGGGCACCAGCCCTCGATCGCCGCCACGGGGTCGAGCACGGCATGCGCGCAGCGCGGACACAGGAGCAGCGTCGCTCGCGCCGACCAGCGGCGCTCCTGGCAGCCCGGCAGCCCGCACGTGATCCACCCGACCCGCGCGTAATCCCCACACGTCGGGCAGCGCGGCCAGTCAGGGGGACGGATCGGCAGGTTCACCAGGCTTTCGGATGGCACGACACGGTCACCCCGTGCGGCGCCGCGGCCGCCTCGAGCGCGGCCCAGAAGGCGCGCCGCTCCCCCGCCGTCCCGCGCACGCAGTAGCGCTTGAGCGCTTCCCCGATGGCGCGCCCGCGCAGGATGGCGTCGGTCTCGCGCTCGGCCGGCGGGGCGGCCGCGGCCGGCGGGGCGGCCGCGGCCTCGGGCGGGTCCTCGCCGGTCTTCACCGACTTGCGGAGGGTCGCGCTCGCGGTGAGGCAGACCGTGCGGTCCGCCTCGAGATCGATCTGCACGTCGTCGGGCAGGCGCGGCCAGCTGAGACACCCGGCCGCCCCGAGGCCGAGCGCCGCGACCCACGCGCGCCCGCGCACCTCATCCCTCGCCGTCGCCGTCGCGACGATCCACCAGCCGCATCTGTACGCCCGTGCGCGCCTCGAACCGCCGCGCCCGCACGAGGCCCTTCTCCTTCCATCGCCACAGCGTCGACCGGCTCACGCCCTCGCGCGCCGCGAGCTCGCGCGGCTTCAGCCACTCCACCGCGCTCCCCTCAGACCGTGAGGAGTGCATGCCCATCCGCATAGGCCGAGACCTCCTCCCCCGCCGGCACGCCGGCGTGCCGGATCCATCGGCTCAACGCGATGACGAGCGCCGTGACGCCATCGATCCGCCGCCGCGCGGCGAGCTTCGTCGGGATGATGTCGCCATACGCGCCTGTCCGCACCCCGCAATTACTCACGTTCCACCGCAGCACCGGCGACCCCGGATGCGTGAGGCGGCCACTCCGGATCAGCGCCTCCAGATACTGGCTCGGCTCGGACAAATTCTTGAACGACTGCGTCACCTCGACCATCGGCACCCCGGCCGCCCGCAGCGCCGTCGAGAGCATCGTGCCGCTGTAGGGATCGTAGCCGAGGCTCGCGAGCGCCATCGTGGGCAGGATCGTCTCCGTGAGCGTCCGGTGGATGAACTCGTAATCCACGATGTCCCCGGGCGTCAGCGTGAGCCAGCCCTGCTCGGCCCACAGGCGATACGGCGCCTGGTCCTCGAGCTCGTGCTGCCGCGCCGTCGCCTCGGGAATCCAGAACCAGGTGCGCGTGAAGAGCTCCACGTCGAGCGTCGCCGCCCGCGTCCCCGTCGCGTGCGGCGCCTGCTCCGTCGCCCCCGTCAGCGTGATCGCCTCCGCGGGCCGCGTCGACGGCCGCCACCACACGAGCGTCAGCGCCGAGAGATCGAACTTGCTCGAGAGATCGAGGCCCCCGACGCACGGCAGGATCGCGAGCTCGGCGTCCGACGGCAACGCCCCCGCGCACGCCTCCCACTGCGGCAGCGGGAGCCACGCCCCCACTGCGGCGGCCCAGCGGTTCAGGTGATACCGCGCGAAGGACGCCCGCTTGCGCGGCTCGGCCTGCGCCGCCTGCACCTCGCGCTCGAGGTAATCGCGCTGCACCGTGAGGCCCAGACTCGGATTCGTCCGCTCCCACGTGGCCGGCGCATCCCACGGCTCGTCATCCCGCGCGGAGAAGAACACGGGGAGCAGCGTCTCGTCCGGCACGATCCCCTCGCGCACCTTCTCCGCGTAACTCCACTCCTCCGCGCAGAGGCTCTCGGGATCGTCGCCCGCCGTCGTCGGCAGCAGGATCAGCGGCTCGGGTTGCGCCGCCACCGACCGCGACAACGCGTCGAACAGGTCCCGCGACCCGGCGGCGTGCAGTTCCTCGTAGACGAGGCTCGCGATGCGGTAGCCGTGCGAACCCGACGCATCCGCGGCCAGCACGACGAGCCGCACGTCGCGCTGCGGGATCACGATGGTCCGCGCGTATACCTCCGTGCGGGTCCGGAGGATCGGCGAGTCGCGGATCATCCGCTTCAACGGCTCGAGCGTGTTTTCCGCCTGACTCTTGGCGGCGCCGACGATGACCACCGTCGTCCCGGGCCGCGCGTGCTGATACGCGATCAGCGCGGCCAGCACGACGGAGCTCGTGGACTTGCCGTTCTGCTTCGGGACGCCCAGGAACACGCGCCGGAACCGGCGCCGCCGGTCGGCCACGCGCTTCCAGCCGAAGACCGGGCGCACGATCAGCTCGCGCACCCACGGCAGCCACTGATGCCCCAGACACTCCGTCGCAAAGTCCACGGCATCGGTGGCCGCGCGGCGGTCGAACCGATACTTGCCCGCGCCGTCGTCAATCGGGATGGTGACGCCCGGCCAGCGGACATGCGGCGGGGCCCCGCGACCCCACCACGCGGCCGGGCGCGCCGGCATCAGGCCGTCCGCGTGAAGAACCGGCTCGCCCGCTCGGCCGTCGCGTCCGACAGCGCCTCGCCCATCGGCGGTTTGCCGACCTTGCTCCGTCGCGGCGCCTCGAGCTGGCGCAGCGCCTGCAGGTACGCGAGCCGCATCGTCCGCTCGATTTCGACGGCCGGATGGCGGAAGCGCCCGCTCTTGACCCGCAGGGTCACGCCGTCGCGCGCGACTTCCTCCCGGGCCGCCTCCGCGAGCTCCAGGAACCGCCCGGCCTGCTCCGCGATGCGCCGCACTACGCTCGTGGCCCCAAATTGCGTGATCAGTTCACGCGCGATCTGCGCGGCAAGGGTCTGCGGCATCTCGTGTCCTCCGCTCTGCCCCTCGCGGGGCGGGTAACCTCACTCGGCCGAAAGATCATGCGCGATCGGGGGCTGCGCGGCTCTGGCGTCGCGGCGGTCGCGCCCAAAAATCCCCCCAGGGGGCCGCCGCAGCCGCCGATACTCCTGCGCCCACGCGACGAGCTCGAGCGGATCGACGTGGCCGTTGTCTGCCTCGAGCCGCTCGGCGAGGGCATCGGCCAGGACGCGGGAGCGGACGCGACACGCGACGGCCCCCCGCACGCTCTCCCGCGAGGGCCGCGGCTCGACGAGCCGCGCCGCCTGCGGCGCGATCCCGAGGCGGATGCGGATGATCTCGAGCGGGGCGAGCGTGATCTTGTACAGCGCGTGCATGGCCTCGGGACAGAGATGCCGCACGTCCACGGGTTCGCCGGGGCGCGCGAACACGTCCTGCCGATCCGTGCCGACGATCTTCTCGACGATCGGCGGGAGTTGCGTGATCAGGTACGTGCCGCCCGCGGTGCGCGACAGGAACAGCTGCGGATCAGGCGCCATGCAGATCCTCCTCCGCGGCGCGCCGGGCGGCGGCGCGCTCGCGCATCGTCTTGCGAGTATGACAGCCGCGACACAGCGCTTGCAGATTGGCGCGCTCGTCGCTGCCGCCGAGGCGCCGCGGCCGGATGTGATCCACGTCGACCGCGAGCGTCGGGCGCCCGACCGTGAGACACGCGCGGCAGAGCGGTTCCTCGGCGAGCACGGCCCGCCGCAGGCCCAGCCAGAAGCTCCCGCCGTATTCTTTCCATACGCTGCGGCCCGACGGATAGGTTCGTCGCGCGGGGCCGTGCACGGGGCAGGGGCGGGCGTCGGTGACCAGCTCGGGGCAGCGGGCGACGCGGCAGGGGCGCGGGGGCGCGTACGGCATCAGCGTCGCCAGTCCGCATCGGTCATGTCTGGATTCCCCACCTCTTCCGGCGTTCTCCGGTCCCGGAGCGCCGCCCAGAGGGCCGCGTGCAGCCGCCGGCGTCGCAGAAGCTGTACCGATGGGCCTACCCCACGGGTCCGCATCCGGGTCGCGGCCTGCTTGCACGACGGGCTGCAGTAGAGCCGCGGACGCGAGCGGTAGCGGACGCCCCCCGACGGGCCGAGCGGCCCGTGACAGGCCAGGCACAGACCGGCGACGGTCGGCATTCAGCGCCCCCAGTCGGGCGGATCGTCGAAGGGCACGGCGCGCGTGAGCAGGGACCCGATGCAGAACCCCGTGAGGCCAGCGAGCATGAGCAGACCGACCGTGAGCGGCCAGCCCCCCCATGCCAGCACGGCCCCGAGGCCCTCGCCGCACGGGGTCATCGCGGGGTCCGGGGGCGACGCAGCGGCACGACCACGCCGGGGCGCAGCGTGCGCAGCCGGATCGTCGTGTGGGCCCCGCACGTGCGGACGCGCCGCCACCGCGCGCGGCGGATTTCGAGCAGACACCCGCAGCCCGGTGCCAGGCGATGCCCGGCGGTCACCGCAGCTCCCGCGCGGGCGGCGCGGCCTGGCGCTCGAGGACGACGGGCGGGCGCGGGATGCCCCGGGCCCGCTCGAGCTCGTGGTGCAGCCCGGCCGCCGCGACGCGCACGTAGAGCGCCCGCTCCGGACCGACCCGGCACTCGAGCGCCTGCACGAACGCGCTCAGGAGCCCGGCCAGCTCGTCGAGGGAGCCGGCGGCAATCTCCCGGGCGAGGGCGGCGTGCAGCGGCGGGCTCATCGCGGCACCGGCACGCCGGCCAACCCGGCGAGGATCAGGCCCACGGTGAGGGCGGCCAGGCCGGTGGCCATCAGGTTCCAGCGGGCCGGCACGTTCGCCGCCGCCAGGGCGAAGGACACGAGCGCGAGCACGAACGCGAGCAGTTGCAGGAACGCGGGCATGGTCATGGGTCCACCTCCTCGCCGCAGCGGTGCGGCGCCGCGGCGGCACAGGCCAGACACAGCACGGCCCGCCAGCACCGCGGGCACTGGTCGCACGCGGTACACGCCGAGCGGCCGCAGCGGACGCACCGGCCCGTCCGCCGGCGGCCGCAGTTGTCGCAGGGGCTCACTCACCATTCCGCCTTGCAGCTCGGGCAGTCGCATTCTTCTTCTTCATCCAGTTCTTGCCGCTCGAGCCATGCGTCATATCCTTCCGGGTCGTTTTCCCGCCACTGCGCGTAGCCTTCAGGATCAACGCACTTAGCACACTCGCAGTATTCCTCGCACGGCCCGTGAGCACCACACGACCAACATCCACGGAAACTCAGAAGAGCTCCTGCTGATGCCGCGGGCAGTAGTTCAGGGGCTCACGTCGCGCGCGCGGTGGCCGCGTGGGCCGATTGCACAGACACGGCAACTCGCCGTTGTGGCGATTAAAGGCGTCGCGGAGCATCCGCCACGCCCGCTTCTCGGTCTTCTTGGGATTGGCCCGCAAGTCCTCGTGTACGTCGATGAGTTTGCTGAGTCGCTCCGCGATCAGGCGGTCCCCGCCGCGCACATCGTGCCCGAGGTCATCGATGTCGGAGATCAGCCTATCGGTCGCCTTGTCGACGACTCCGCGAACCACCTTCGCGATGTCCTCGACGATGGCGTACTTGACGGCATCGAGCTGGCTTGCGGTCTCGCCGCGGATGACTCCCTCGAGATCGGGCGGATCGAGCGGCTGTGCGACGTGCGGTTCCTGGAACCGCAACGGCAACGTGTACCCGGTGGTCTCACCGAACAGAGCACGGAGATTGCTGGCTGGTTGCTGCCCGTCGCCCGTGTTGAAGAGGATCTCGGTGATGATGCGGGCCAAGTTGCGCTGGATGCCGCGCACGAGATCCGATTTCGCAGTACGACTGCTATCAATACGCATCAGCGCCCACGGTAGGCCATCAGCCAAGCGGACACAGAAGACTTCTCGTCGCTGCCCATCAAGCTGTGGTGCCTTAAGGCACCACAGGTCCTCATCGATATTCGTCTTCAGCGCTTCGTGGTCACGCTCAATCCCGATCAGCTCGCAGACGCGCCGCCAGATGATCCATGATTCCTCCGGCGTCGGTCCCACGATGATCCACTTGTTCGCGATCTCGACCGCAATGCGTTCCACCTCAACCATGAGCGTCTCGTCGTCCATCGCAGACTCCCTCAGAGTTCGACGTGTTCCTGCGGAACATTTTGAAGTCCTCGCTCACTCCGCGTGGCGAGCGAGGCCAGGAGGCCGGCGACCACGGGTGCTAGGGGTCGGTGGCCGTGGTTCGGGCCGTGGTGCGCGGTTTCGTGGCGCGCCGGGCGTTGGCCTCGGGGATCGCCCTCGTCGCCGGTCGAATCCCGTTCACCAGAACTCCGATCCTGTACCCGGGTCCGACCGGGCATCTGGGCGCCCGAGTTATCCACACGTGACTGTCTTGATAGATCGATAGATCGATAGATCGATCCTCGAGGAAGGTTCTGGAGACCTCTAGAAACCTCGCGCATCCTCGTGAGGGCTCTAGAGAAAGCCTCGGCGCCAGCGGCCGTCCACGCGGGAAGGCGCGATTTTGCTGGATGCGAGACCTTCTGATGGTCGTGCCAGGAGTGAAACTCGAGGTAAAGGGGCGAATCGGGTTGTCCACCGTTATCCACAGGTTGTCCACCGTTATCCACAGCGTATCCACGGACCAACCCTGTAGAGACCACCTCCTCGAGGCCTTGGACCACGTCCGCAGGTCGGACCCGGGCGTGATATCCCCACACGAGCACCCGAAACTGGTCCGGATCGAAGATGAGCCGTCCATGATCGTCGGCCTGCGTCAGCATCGCGACCCACAGACGGAACGCACGATCGGACAGCCGGCCGACCTTCCGGTGGAGCATCGCCTCTGGCTTTAAGGTTCTGATGCGGGCCATAGCGCCTCCCCTGGCGCGGTGACAGGTTGGGTCAGCGTAGCGACGGTCAATGTCAAGCCGGGCTTGGACCCGTAGACCTTCCGCACGCGAAGGTCCACGATCTGCGCGTCATCCTTCCAGAGCACGCCATTCAGCGCGTCGAGCTGGTGTTTGAGCAGGTTCTCAGCATCGGGCCGCACGCAGGGCGCCGGACGATGGCGTGGCGAGACCGCGCGGGGCCGCGGGAACGTGTAGACGAGGTCGAGGACGAGCGGCCCGATGAGGGGCCGCATCGGCGCATGCTCGCGGGCCACGACGGCCACGTAGTCGCCCCACGCGGTGTTGCGGCGCAACGGGAAGGCCCGGCCATCAGGACGCCGCACCACGGACCCCGTCTGGCTCGCCTTCGGGATGCCTGGACAGAAGAACGTGATCATCGCCCGCGAAACGTCTCCACCAGCCACGCCGCGTAGAACAGGTCATCGCGCAGGCTCATGCGGCCTGCGCCTGCTCAGGCGGCCAGGGTGCGTTGTACGGCCCGGTCGGGCGGGTCATGACGGCGCGCCCACGGCGAGCCGCTGCCCGAGCCATGCGATGAAACGCTCCATCTCGGCCTTGTGGCGGGCAACCTCGGCCTCGGCCTGCTGGAGCCGGCGCTTCAACTCCTGCATCTCGGCTTCGTACTCGTCGGGGAGCCAGCTGCCCTCCGCACGCATGTCGCGGATGAGCCGACCACCGCACTCGTAGCAGATCGTGGCCGCATGGGTGCAGCGTCGCGTCGCCGCCAGAAACTCGTCCTCCGCCCGCCGCACGTCGTCCTCGTGGGTCACGGCGCGCACCCGTGGTCTCCGAACGTCTCCACCAGCCACGCGAGCGCGAGCACCGCCCGCCCGCGTCCCGCGACCTTCCGCCGCCGGTCTGGATTACGCATGCCGTATTGCCAGATAGGCCTGGACAACGGCGGCGGCCACCTGGGGCACCACACCATTCCCGTACGCGCGGAGCATCCCTACCCGCGACTTGCCTTCAAGGGGGCCGCCTGATCCCACCGCGAAGGCAGACCCATCAACCAGCGGACGAATGCTGGGTTCAACGCGCCGCGCTTTGCCGTCGAGGCAGGGGAGCCAGACGGCGTCGTCCCACGGCGAGGCCGCTGGCCGCCGAGCACCTGGTCCGTCA